CAGTCAAGCCGCCAACGCCGTCATCATACCGTATTTTTACGTCTTTGTCGTCGCCTTGCGCTTGTAGGTACAAATGGCCTACGCCAGCGGCATCCACAAAACTATTAGACCCACTATGGTAAATCTGTAGATCAGACCCAGCGCCAAAGATAGCCTTGCCGTTGTCGGGGAATATAGCGTCTGAGGTAAACGTAACGTCTTGGCTTGAATCAATCGTAATCGCAGTACTTGTGGCGTTATCGTCGATGCCTGTGGAGGTAAGGTTGCCGACCGTAACTGCGTTAGTCGTAGTTGCACCGTTATCAGTAATCGCATCAAGATTTACAGCAGAAGTAAGCTTGTCTGGAGAAACCGTGTTGTCGCTTGGCTCTCCTATATCAAGCGTCTTTGCCATGTCTACGATGTAGTCAATGCTGTCGCTTGAGGTTAGCGCAGACGAAAAGGTTATCGTACTGCCACTAACCGTAAACGCAGAAGTAGGCTCTTGAGTCACGCCGTTCAACGACACAATCAAGGCGTTAGCGTTGGCGGGAGAGTAGGCAACCCCGCCAACAGCCAAGCTGTAACTTGCCGTTGCCGACGCGGTAATAGAGTCGAGCTTAACTACATCAGTGCCAGTTAGGGCTTGCTCAAGAAGGCCAGCAGTGAGCCTAAGCTCTACTTTGTCGCCAGAACTAAACGCCCTCGCAGTAGTGCCTTCCTGACCTCTTGCGACAGTCAAAGCGTTGCCACTGATAGCTGTGACTTTCACTATCTCAAAGATCGTGTTGTCACTGATATCAACCAAAGTCGCTAATGAGTAGTCACCTGTGTACAGCGTAGGCCAAGCAGAAGCATCACTGACAGAAATGCCTGTGGCCGACGACGTAATGTTTGACGACAATAGCGTTTTGGCGTTGTTGCTAAACTTAACCGCCATAATTCAGCCCTGTGTAAATTACTTGATTAGGAAACGGTGACGGTCCAGCTTATGGTCATGCTGTCCGCTGTACCTTTATTCACAACATCAAATACCGTTCTGCACAGCATGGTTCCAGAACTAGAAGCATTAAGCAGACCGGCTTCAGTAATAGCCGCCGCTGATGAGGGTGTATTCGCGGGGAAAGTCGCAACGTAAGAAATTGTGTTGGAACTTACCGTCGTGCTGGTCAACGCAACGCGGGCTGACTCACTACCAAGAGCGCTGTCGCCAGCCGCCGCCGCAGTGCTACCAGTTCCGATTGCCATGTGGGACATCGCCCCATCGGTCGTGTCTTTCATGCGACTCGCGACAAATTCTTTTCCATCAGTAACAACAAGGTTATCTACTTCCTTGACAATCTCATTGTTGATTGCAATTGAAAGCTTACCTGTAAGCTTCAGCTTTTCTTTCAACATGGGTATTTCTCCTACTCGTTAAAGGCGAACGTATTGAACACGTTCTCGTTAATTACGCTTTCGCCTCTACCAGCGATAAACGTGATTGAGACGGCATCTCCCACAGTGAAGCTGTCGTCTTTATTCAACCCTGAACTGTTGGTCAGGGAATCCGATGCGCCAAAGGATTCCTGCAATGCTCTGTTGAGCGCTATAGCATGAGCCTCCTGCATGGCGAGAGTGTCTGAAACGGCTTTGGAAGCCGCGTAAGCGAGGCTTTCTGAAAGAGTCGCCACATTTTCTTTGTCGAGAACTGCCTGCTTTGCAAGGTCACCTATCTGAGCCAAGTCGTCCAAAACAAATGTGTCAGAGAATGTTCTGCTGAACTGAACAACGCGAGACAAAGACTCTGACACCGTCAGGGTTTCAGACAGGCCTTTGCCGTAGTCAGGCTCGTAAACCTCAGAAACGGAGATGCTCTCGTTTTGAGGTATAGATACTTCTATTGCAGGAGAATCTTGAACTAATGCTGAATCAGAAAAGCTGGTAGAAAAGGCATAAGACAGCGCTTCTGTAGCAGAGACGGAATCAATAAGACCCTTGCTGAAGTCTGTATCAAGATTTTCGCTAACCGATACCGAATCGTCTTTCGACTTTGTAAACGACAAAGTTTGGGCGTCAGAGGTGGAGACCTGATCAGACTCTGGCATGTCAAACGAGAACGAGGAAATCTCTGTGACCGTCGCTGTTTCAGAAAACGATCTTTGAAAGTCCATTTCCCTAGAGAGGCTTTCAGATACGGAAAAACTGTCTGACGCGGGCTTTTCAAAAGATACTGTATGAACCTCTGTTAGCTCGTAAGAGTCTTGAAGAGACTTGCTAAAGACAAGCGCCAAACTCTCCAGCATCGCTACAGCATCATCTCTAAAGTATCTGTTCAGAGATGTTGGATCCAGCGCCACGTCTACGAGCTTGGTGTTCTCATACTCAACGGAAAAACGGAGCTTCACTACATCAGTAGAGATACTTGCCCGAGGTAGCTGGTATGAGAGAGATAACTTAATCATCAGTCAAAGTCGTCTCGGACCTTTAGCTTAATGAGGTCATTGACGGTTTGTATGCCGCCGGTAGAATCCGTTATCTCGACTTCGCTCTCAAAGACTCCTGCCGTATCTAGCGTTCCCGTTGGGAAGTCAGTGGTTACCTTGCCGTTTGTAGGCTCCGTAACTGTACAAGTAAGAGTGGCCTTGACCGTGGTCTCGCCTAGCTGGCGAATACGCAGGCGCACAGTCGCTCCGGTAAGGTTGATCGGTCGCCATGTGTCACTGTCCGCCTCATCCAAGGTGCTCCCAACAGCCGCCTTGTTGCTGTCCTTCAGCGTGATTGTTAGCTCGGGAAGCGTGTCCCCAACAACCAGATTGATAGTCTCTGAATACGCCATTAAATAAACGCCCTCGATTTGACCGTTAAGGATCCGCCGCCATATCCATATCTAACTTCCCGCACAACTTGCGCCGATCTCTGATCGCACAAGCTTTTGTTTGACTGTGCCGCACCCATGTTTGACCAAGGCTGATCCGACATCATTTGCAGTCGATAAATTGCGCCGTGAACAATAGGCTCTCGGTATTGCAGTCCAATTGTGTCTGGGATAGTCGTAGAGGCAGGGGTCGGCTTGACCGAATACAGAACCTTTAAAGATTCTTTTTCGCTGGGGACTGGAGCCACATAAAAAACTGTGTTGTCTCTTTGAGCGTAGTACCTTGGCTTAGCTCTCTGGGTGCCGTCGCCTTGAACCTCAAGCACTCGCGAGTACGAAACCGGACGCAACGTCTCTCTGTTCCGATAAATATCGATAATGTGGTTTAGCTCTGTTCCACTTGGGATCGTGAGGTCATACTCATCAATCCCAGCAATGATCTGGACAATCTCAGGCTCAAGACGATAGGCATCTGTCTTTACGCAAAACTCAATAGCTGACTCTCGAAGCGCCCGCTCTATGACAAAGTCAGGCGCACCGTGAGCTTCTGTTCTGACGTACTCTGCGATATCCAGATACTTCACTATTACATCCTCTGCGCATTACGATCAGGGTTGTTGGGCATCGGATCAATCGCGGCATCTGCTCGGGACTTGATTCCCAGAGCATTGGCGAAAGACTGGTAATGCATCATTGAGCGCTCAGCGTTACCTGCGTACTCGCTGTCCTTCTGGTAAGCGCGGTACAACATGTAATCCAGAATTGCATTGGCGTAGATATCGTCCAGCGTAATGGTGACCGTAGACGTGTAAGAGATGTCAGACGGCGCAGTGCTGTAGATAATTTCGATATCCATGCTCGAAGTGGCATTTGGATAAACGTAAAAATTTTTGGGGTCAGCCGGATCGTAAACAAAGTGCTCGACCTTCTTAGTCGCGTCTGCCGCAGTGTTGTGCCAGTTAGGTAGAGTTTCGTCTAGGATCTTGCGATCAATTTGAGTGATTGCTCGGCCAGCGTCGTTGCGAACGACATCAATCAAACGAAGGCCAGTGGATGGAATTGACTGCTTGCTTCCAGACACGCACGTCATATTGCCGTTTACTGTTTTTGCGTCTGGGCGATGAAGAACAATTTCTCTTTGAGCGTCATTGAGAAAAGTCATTAGCTCAGACTGAGGAAACCGAACTTGAGACGTGTCCTGAAGAATAATGCCCGCAGTATCTATTAAGGTTGCTACCTTAGTCGTGGCCATCCGCCACCTCCCATTCTATGACTTCCAGATCGGGATTCTTTGCAAAGAGCGGGTCGTACTCGAATACATTTCCAGTTACGACGTTGCGAAGTTTCTTCGGCATCCTTGCGGGCAAAACCTTTTCCGGCTGTTTTCCATTCTTGCGGAGCCTGTCAACTTGGTCTTGGAGGTCTGCTAACGTCGCTCTCCTGTCGAGCGTAACGCTGAACTCTTCCTTGGCCTCGATGTACAGATCGTCCTTCTCTGTCTTCGCTTCTTCCACTTTCCTCTCCTTGAAGTGAAAAGGGGGAGGAAGACCCCCCCCTACTCAGTCCTTAGACCTTCCACTTACCTACAGCGAGGCAGTCTGGAGTTACGACCTTGCGACCGTATACTTTCAGACCACGCACGCCGTCGCCGAAGGTGCTCTCAAGGCGAACGGTCTCAGTGTTGGTGAACTGAGAGGCGAACGTGATTGCCTTGGGATGACCCGCGAGAACGTGGGTGTAGGTAGCATCACTACCAGACGATGGGGTGTAGAGCATGTTGCTCTGGTAAACCGTGAAGCGATCTACCTGACCCACCTGACCGTTACGAAGAGGCGAAGTGCTGTCGCCAGTCAGGTACGCTTGACGCAGTTCGCTCTGCTTGAGCAGAGAAATCATGCTGGGAGGCAGAACGATGAAGCGACCCTCTTCAGGGATGTTCAACTCGTCCAAGTCCTTAGCAATGTCAAGAATGCTAGTAAGGATGTTGCCGGAAGTGATGGTGGTCTGCGAACCAATAGTGGTCGCTCCAGTCACTACGTTAGCCAGAACGTCAGTCTCAACCGCAATGCGCATTGACTCAGCGGCATCTTTAGATGCTTCAGCCAACATATCGATGTCGCCCTGTGCAGACAGAACGTCGTCGATCTTGAACGCATAGCTCTTAGCCTGATCGATCAGAAGCTCGATTGTGCTGGTAGTGAGGTTTGCGTATGAAACCGTACCAGTGTAGTCAGCAACGGATACTGCGGGCACGGTTCGGATGTGAACCTTATCGCCTTGACCAGAGATCTCGCCTTCGTATGAAGTGTTGGAAATAGCAGGAAGTACAGAAGAACTGTAGAACTTAGCCTGCAACAGTTTTGAAAAGACTTCTGGAATGAAGCCGCCCTGATTAGCCGCGTAAGTAAACGCCGCGCCAGAGCCATTAGCACCAATAGCCATTGTTAAATACCTCTATGCAAGAGTTGTATTAACGCCGGATTTGACCCTGTCTCCATGCATCCATCAGAGCGCCTTGATTTGCCTCGAAGTCCTTCAGAGACATGCTCTTGATATCAGCCGCAGACCAGACCTTTTGTCCGGCACCAGTATCGGGCTTTCTGGATTTAGGGAGCTTTGGCTCTGCCGCCGCTTTCGCCTTTTCCAATGCCCGCTCTTGCGGCGTCGGTTGTCCGAATCCCATGTCGCTCTTGAACTTGTACAAGGCCGCGTTTACGTCGTTCGAGGAACCGGATTCAATCCAGCCCTGAATACTTGCGTCCTGTACCTCCAGCCAGTCAGCCCAGTCTCCTGATTGAACGATGTCGTTCAGATCTGGGTGAGCTTCCCTGATGCGGGCCATGTGCGCGTCCTGCGCTTGGCCAATAGCTTCTTGCTCTCGCATCTGCCGGAGTTGTTCTAGCTCGGCATTAGTTTCGGCAACTTGTGCTTGCGTCCTTTCCATCTGATCCAGAATTGGTGCCGCAAGGTCTGGGTACTCTTCCCTGACTTGCTTCAACTTCTCCAAATCGACGTCTTTCTCTGCAAGCTGACGCTTCAGGTTAGTCAACTCGGCCATTGTCTGCTCGTGCATACGTCGCAGTTCTTTAGCCTCAGTAGTCGCCTGAGTCATCTTCCTTTGTGCATTCTTGTAGCGTTCGTCAGCCTTCTTTAGGGCTGACTCCGTCTCGGACAATTCGCCGCGCTCGTCTTCGACGGGAGCCTCCACAGGTTCTTGGGCAGTTTCCGTTGGCTCTTCGGGTGCCTGTAGGTCAACCTCCAACTGAACTTCCTGTGGCGTTTCCTCTTCTTGAGGGGCCGGAACTTCACCTTTCAGTTGCGCCATTAACTCCTGTGCTTCCGCTTCAAGTTTTGCTGGATCTACTTTCATTCTTCCGGTTCCTATTAAGGGTGTCCGTCAGTCGATGCTTGGGGGTCGCTTTTTCAGCGCCCGCTCAGCTTCGATCACCGCCTCTGCGGTTTGCTCTAATTCGAGAGAGACCCTCAATTCAAACAAGCGTCCCTGCTCGTACCTAAAACTTTCCTTGTCCGCTGACTCCAGCTTCAACTGGGATTCAGCTAACCGCTCTTCAAATAGCTCCATTAGGAGGGGCCATTCCTCCGTCAGGGACAACACCTTGATCGCCCGCGCCTGAAGCGGCGAGCATCTGCTGTTGCTGTAATAACGCTTGTTGTTCGGCAATTAGCTGTTCCTCAGACTTGATAACGTCACTAGCATCGATGTCCATGCTCTGCGCGATGTCACGCAGGAGCTTGCCTCGATCAACTAGCTGGGAGTCCATTGGATTGGAAACCAGAGAGAGGAATTGAAGTAGTCTCTGGCTCTGCACTTCTTTCTGCACAAGTGCTGTGCTTCCGCGAGCAACGATCTTGAGATCGCCCTTCGCTCGCTCGTTTGTTCCAAACTCCATATTGAAGTGGAACATTGATTCAATCATAGGGCGTATAAGGAAATCGTCAATGTTTTTGATGGTGCTTTTAAGCGCTACATTAGCCGCCCCCATCAGCATTGAAATGCCTGTCGCCGACTTGTTTAGGCTCTTCGTTTGCTCGCCGTGGGTGTACGACGGAAGTGATGTCGTCTCATCCGCGAAGCGCCGGAAGATCTCGATGATCTGGTTCAGGCCATTGGCGTTTGCAACCGGCTGGTAATACCTAACCGCTGGCATCGAGCCGTCACCTCCCGACCGTAAAAAGACTCGCCACGGATGGAGATCGGTTGGATCTTCACCCGCCGCGAGTAGGTCAGTATTGACCTCAACCAT